ATTATGTGTTTCTAAATCATATTTCTCAATCTTAAAATCTCTTAGTGATTTGTAATCTGCGTCTTCTTTACCATAGTATTTACCAGCAAGTTCTTCATTTTGTGGTTTAGATTTATAATCATCATATAAAATATCACTTATTCTACATTTAAATAATTTAACTGCTGTTTTCATTAACTTGATATAATTATCTTGTGCTGTATCATTTTTTCTAATCTTATATTTAATTTGTGACATAATAGGTCCGCCATCTATACTATTATCCATTTCATGTAAAGTTACACCACTATATCTTTCACCATTCCATAGTTGAAAAAAGTTAGTATGACAACCTCTATACTTAGGTAATAGACTAAAATGAAAATTAAATAACTTCTTTGACTTAAATTTTTCTGTTTTAATAATTCTATCAAACTCTACTGAAAAGAATAGTAAGTCTTCTTTATCATAACAATCTTCTAAACTACCTACTGTATATCTATTCTTTAACAGATACTTTTTAAAAGAAGGTTGCCAGCCATCATTTACATCATCATCTTTATTAGGTATACCCATAATATCTAAATGAGGGTATCGTCTTTTGATATATTTAAATACATCAACAGCACATTGATTTTTACCAGCTATCACTAACATATGGCTTTTGATCTCCTTGTAATGCTTTAATTACTTTATATGATTCAGCAACTCTAAATTCTGTTGATTTTAATTGACACAATGTTAAGAAGTAAACATGTTCTTTTATAGCATTCATACTAGGAATATATGGACTGTCTATTTGTTTTAAAGACTTCTCACTTAAAAATGAACCAGCATTAGGTCCTGTTACAACTGCTGGTATACCAACTGTTATAGCCTCCATTGAAGCAATACTATTGTAAGTTACAATACAATGATAGTTACCTGATTTTAATTGATCTTGTACTGTATATTTAACTCTTTGATCTCTACCTACTTTTCTTCTTAACTCAATAGGTCTATCTGTAAACGTTTTTATTTCTTTAATTAATTTTTTAGTATACTCTTCAGCATCGCCCCCAAAATGATTAAATACTTTTTGACTTGGCGGTACTACTAAAATTGTCTCACCTCTTTGTGCTTCAAATGGTTCATACTCATCAAAGCTTACACCATGAACATCTTTAAATCTTTCTTCAAGCCAAAATTTAGCGTCTGTTCTTTTTAAAACTTCTTTTAATCTTTGTTGTATCTCAAACAATTTTAAATGATGTAATGTTTGTAAGTTATTGTAAGCAACTCTGTGCCATATTTTAGTTACCTCGTTACCAAAATATCCTGTGTCAATATACATGTAGTCTATATTATTCTTAATACATGCTTTTATATGAGGTGATTTACCTAGACCTCTGAATACACATGGTCTTTTATCAGTTTGATCTATGACTAATTGCTCATCTGGCGTATATATACCATTTGTAGCTAAAGTAAAATCATAGATATAAGGATCATATCTATTCTTATTTTTTATAAATCTATCATTTGCTTTTTCAGTAGACCAGTCTACACATCGCCACTGTTGAGCACCTTTGTTTAAGTGAGGTAAATTATTGTCCATTAAACTCTTTCATTATTTCGTCTTTTACTTTTCGCCAGTAATCACCATTTTTAATTTCGTTTAAACTCCAGTGTGAATATCCTAAATCGTAACACCATTGATCTCTGTTATTAGGTATCTTAGGACTTTCTATTGTACTTAGTTTACCAGATGACATTGAATATAAGTAACTAGTTTCGTTAGTTACAAATAAAGGTTTGCCTTCTATGATTGCTGGTGCCCCAGCAGATGATGTAAATACACAAACAGCATAACTATGTTTTATCTCATCTAGTAAATTAGGAAAATTAAATTTAGGACTATGTATCTCTATCTTTTGTTCACCGTTAGCAAACTTTTCTAACTTTTGATAATCATCCATGTATTGAGGATAACCTGATGATTTGTGTTGTCTAATTTTTATAGGTCTATCAGTATGTTTTCTTATTTCATTAGCAGTTTCTATTGCCCAATCAGCAGCATTTACTCCTAAACCTGAATAACCAGCACTACCTCTATTACAACAAATATAAATGTAATCACCTGATTGAATTTTATAATCTTTTAATTGTATGTCTTTAATTTTAGCGATACTATCCCAACGGTCATTAGGTGAGTTTTCGTTAAAATATTTAGCAACGTTAGGATAAACTTTACTATATGCTATTCTAACAAATGTTTCTTTAGGATCCTGATGATGTTTTGAGTAAGCAACTAAGACATCACTATCAAACATCCATATTCTACCATCGTTAATATGTTTATCAAATGCTTGTATTCTTAAATCTAAACCTGCTCTTAGAGGTTTTGTTTCATTTCTACTATCTGGATTTTGAAAATTAAATATAAGAGAGTGTGATGTTTCCATTAAACCATCTTGTTCATGTAAAACTACTTTTTCAAACTGATCATCTTTTATTACAGGTTGTGTAAATGCCTCTAATAAATCTTTTTTGTACCCAAACGGCACAGTTGTTGTCATGTAAGCAGTTAAACTAGGTTTCATTAAATATTAATTTCTGTTGTCTCGTTAAAGTGATCGTACCATTCTTTACTATAAGGACAATCTTTATATTCTTTAAAATAAGGACCACCTTTAGTATAGTGTAAATTTTTAACACCTTCTTTTACAGGATAACCTGGTTCGTCTACTAAGTAATTCCACTCTAATGGTATCTCACCTATTAAGTCGTCATTTTCTAACCATTTAAATTGATGTAACTGTAAACCTGTCGCTGTATTAACAAAATCAGGTGTTAGTGATTTACATTTATCACAATTCATTAACATAACACTAGACCAGTTTTTCTTAACGTATTTTGTTTGAACAGCACCCATAAATTTTTTATCTTCTAAAGGTTGATAGTCATGTTTAGCAACTTGAACAGCATACTTCTCGTCTCTTAAACGCCATATTTCTGCTACATCACCTAACATCAACTGGTCACAATCTAAAAACAATGCCCAACCTTGATAGTTCATTAAGTGTGGTACAATAAATCTACTGAAAGAAAAGTCTGTTGATTCTATATTACTTCTTTCTCTTATAAAACTATCTTTTATATTAGGTAAATAGACAGGTGTTATAGCAACAGGTAGTGTGCTATATTTTAATATACTATAAGATAATACATTAAATGCCACCTTTTCATTATTGTCATAACCTATAAAAACATTAATCATTAAAATCAGACCTTACTATATGTTTTCTCAAAGCCCTTACTAGTTCTTCAATCTTATCAATAACAGAAATCATATCTCTATCTGTAATGTATTTTTGTTTTTCTCTTAACTTATCATACTCTTTGATAGTTAGTGTTACTGTACTTTGTTCATTTTCAAATGTCTTATCTGCTTCATGTGTGTCTAAATGTTCATCACTCATATTATTTCACCTTGTTGTTTACAAATTGCCCTTGTGATTTTCTTTCTATATCATTATGATCAAACTCTGCCCAATATAACTCAAAAGCAACACCGTTTTCCATACCGATAAATTGATGAAACAATCCAGGTTTAACTTGCATAAAGTCACCTGCGTTTAAAACAGTTTCGTCTACCATACCTTCTTGTGTGCCTTCTTGCCATACTTTGACCATCATCTTACCTGACTCTACAAAGAAACCGTTCCATTTAAATTTATGTCTATGTACGGAACAAGCAACATCTTTTTTAAATTTTATTCTATGAAACTCTAACACACCGTTGGCATGTATAAGTTCAGTTTGTCCCCAAATTTTTCCTGCTTTCATTTTATCATCACTCCTGCGTCTTTTCTAGTTTTACCTTTTAAGTGATCGCAATATTCACTCATAAAAGTATTAGGCCATGGATTGCCGACTTTATCAATCTTAGGCGCCAAGTTGTGGGTTTTTATACCATGTAGATATTTTTTTCTAACACAATCCCACACATAACTGTCGTGCCATTCACTTTCACTAAACAATAAGTCTGTTGTATAATAACGTCTTAGATTATATATAAAACTTTTAGTTACTTCGCTTTTCAAATTGTAACCTATAAACCCACATTCACTATAATAAGTAGGTCTATCTATGTAAGATATAGCACAATGTTCAGGTAATAATTTGTCTGTAACTTCTTTTTCTGTAATAGGTTTTTTAAATACAATATCTGCGTCTGCCCAAAATACATAATCATAATCACAATCAAGCATTAAATGTGTTTTAGCAAATACTTTAAAACAAAATCTAATGGCGTCATTTTTATAGTTTGTACCTGGTATAATTATACTATGATCGTTAGGGTCTGTACTATTAATATTTCTATGTCTATTTCTTTCAATAAACTCTTTAACTTCAGGATTAGTTTTGTGTATGTCTCTAAAGAATACGTTTGATTTATCTGATTTAGGATGCCAACCTTCATGGTAAACATACAGATCAAACGGCCAGTTATAGGTATTCATAAACCTATGGGCATAATAATCGTATAACTTTTGATTAAATGATGTTACTATTGCTATTTTCATAACCAACTTTCTTAATAAAATATGCGTCTGCTATATCTGATACAGGATTGCCTACTTTATCTGTATCTAATAACTTCTTCAAGTCAATGTTTGTTTCTTTTATAAATGCCTCGTACATCATGTCTTTATCTGCGTTGCCTTTTCCTGTAGCACCTTTTTTGACAACACTAGGTACAACTGTGTCATAAGGTATATTTGCTTCTTGTAATCTGTATTTGAGTATGCCACAGTTTTCAGCAATTTGAAATACGCCACGACCTTTTGAGCCGAAAGAGTAACCTTCAATGAAAACTTTAGGATTGGGTACTTGATCAATAACATCAAATACAAAATCTGAGATATAGGAAAATCTCTGTATAGGAGTTGTATATTCTTTATGTTCATAACCAAATATATTATTACCAAACTTACCAATATGTTTCTTTTTACTTGTTAGAAAGAAAAACATTAACTCACCATTGTCAATACACACAGCAGGACTTGTTAAACTATAATCAATTCCAATTATCGTCTTCGGAAATGTTTGTCCAGATTGTGTCTTCTTCATCATTAGATACTTCCTCTACTTCATGTCCACAAAAAGGACAAGTCAATGGTTCGAGGTCTTGTTCCTCAATGTCCCATTGTATAGAGTATTTAGTCTCACAACTAGAGCAAGTTTTTTCTCTTTGTTCAATCATTATAGTTTAAATTTCTTAAATTGATCTTTTGTAACGTCTTGTTTAATACCACCAATAACATAACTTTCTATTTCTGTTTCTTGTGGTGCGTTTTGTAAACTTCGACTATTTAACCAGTGATCTATCCATGGTAATGGGTTAGTTTTTTGTTCATAAACAGCGTTTAGACCTATACCTTTCATACGTCTATTTGCCATATATTCTACAAATTGATGTAAAAGTTTTTCTGATAATCCTATCATAGAACCTTTACTAAACAAGTAAGTTGCCCAACGTTTCTCTTGTTGTAAAGCGTCATCATACATTTTATAAACTTCTTGTTCACATTCTTTTCTAATCTTAATCATGTCTTTATCATCATTACGGTCATGCCAATTGTTGATGATAGTTTGTGACATTGCTAAATGTTGGCTCTCGTCTCTAGCGATAAATGATATTATCTTAGCAGAACCTTCTAATAGTTTTAGTTCGCCAAAAGCAAAACTACAAGCAAACGAAACATAAAATCTTAAACCCTCTAGTATGTTTACAGTTACCATAGTTTTATATAAAGTCTTTTTTAACTCATACATATCAACTTTAGATTTGTCAATTGCCCATTGATAACCCATATTGATTAATTTATCATATTGTTCCGTAACTGCTTTTGCTCTTTTTTCTATTTTTTCATCTAATAAAATTGTATCAAATACATCACCTGGTTGTGAGTATAAGTTTTTAATTATATATGTATATGATCTACTATGTATAGTTTCCATAAAGTCCCAAGTTACAATAGCACCTTCTAGTTCAGGTAATGAACAGAAAGGTAAAAATGCCATACATGGTCCTCTACCTTGTACACTATCTAACATAGTTTGATATTTTAAGTTAGATGTGAATATAAATTTTTGTTGTTCAGGTAATTCTTGGAAGTCATTTCTATCTTTTTGTAAAGATACTTCTTCAGGTCGCCAGAAATAACCTAACTGTTGTTGAGTTAGTTTATCAAAGACAGGATATTTCATAGTATCATATCTTTGTACTGCTAGATCGGGACCAAAAAACATTGATTGTTTTGTAGTGTCTATATTTTTCTCTTTGTTAAAAACAGTTTTACTCATTATTGTATTCGTCCTTTTCTTTTACATTTCTTTCTTTGTCTTCATAAAAGTAATCATTACTATCGCCAAATGCCCATTTAGACTCTTGTTCACAATAAAAGTTTCTAGTTGAAACTTGAAAATCTGGTTTTTTCAATTCGTGTGGTGTTAAACTTTGTTCATACCATAACATTCTATTATTTGGTTGAGCAAAGAATTGACCGTTATCTAACTTGCCAAAGTTGTGTTGCTTGTGTTCAGACGGCACTTCACTAACACCTGTGTCTATCATATTTACATCACCGTGACAACTATCTATTGTAAACATATATTCACCTTTCATTCTACCACCACCTTTTAACACAATTTCTATATCACAATTCTTTAATAATCTTTTAGACCATAATTGAATATTATTACTAAAACTATCCCATAACTCTATCGTACTCAAAGGTAATAATTCTTCTTCTTTATAATCTTCTTTCCATACAAAAGCAGATAATGGAAACTTATCAAAACAAGCACCATATTCTGGTAGATATGCTTCAAACATTAAGGCACGACCTTGAACAGATTTTACAGCAATCATTACTGCCTCAACTAATTCACCGTGACCTCTTTCTAAATCGTGTAGATACTCTTTTCTTACCCAACATTTAATGTAAGGTGTATTAGCAACAAAATTCATTTATATTGTACAAGACTCACAAGCCTCGTCCTCCTCATTAGGTTTAACTTCTTCAGGTACATTATCAACAAATCCTATAGGATGTGCTGGTTCGTCTATATCATTCTTACCGTCATATGTATTTTGATAATATGAAGTCTTCCAACCAAGTTTATATGTAGTCAATAAGTCTTGTGCCATTACTGACACTGGTACTTGATTGTCTTCAAAATGTTCAGGATTATATGACCAGTTTCCGCTAATTGCTTGGTCAAAATACTTTTGCATTACTGAAACTATATTTATATATCCTTCCATTCCCTTCATATCCCATAATAACGTGTAATTATTTTTTAGTCTTTTGTAATCAGGCACAACTTGTTTCAGTGGACCTTTTTTACTTTTCTTAACACTTAAATAATCTCTAGGTGGTTCAATGCCGTTAGTAGCATTAGAAACCACACTAGAGGATTCTGATGGCATTTGGGCAGAGAGTGTGCTATGTCTTAACCCATGTTCTTTAATTTCTTTTCTTAACCACTCCCAATCGTATGTAAGTGATCTCTTGTTTACAAGTTCATCTACATCTTTTTTGTAAGTGTCAATAGGAAGAATACCATCGGAATATTTTGTTCTATCAAAGTATTCACATTTACCTTTTTCTTTAGCAACTTCTAAAGAAGACTTTAATAGATAGTATTGAAACGCCTCTGTTAGTTTGTCAACTTGACGCCATGCTAATTTTTGATCATATCTATAACCTTTTTTAGCAAGATAATGAGCAAGACCAATATAACCTATTCCTAAACTTCTTCTTGCCTTTGTAGATATTTCAGCAGCCCTAACAGGATAACCTTGATGATCTATTATTTCATCTAAAGCCCTTACTGATAAATCACATAGAGGTTCTAATTCGTCTCTCTTATCTATTTTACCTACATTAATAGCAGATAGAATACATAAAGCAATTTCTCCTTCACCATCAATGTGTTGTACTGGATCAGTAGGTAAAGTTATTTCTTGGCATAAGTTTGACATTCTAACTAAATCTTTAAATGATGAGTGAGTATTACAATGGTCAATATTCATAATATAGATACGACCTGTTTCTGCTCTTTCTTTTAGTATGTCAAAAAATAGTTGTTGTGTTTTTATTTTCTTTTTAGTTACTGATAATTTTCTTTCTGCCTTTAGATATAGTTCGTCAAACTCTGGTGAACCCCACGCCTCATACAATTCAGGTACTTCGTGTGGTGAAAACAAAGTCATATCTTCATCATTAATAAATCTTTCATAAAATAGTTTTGATAACTGTATAGAATAATCTAATTTTCTAACTCTGTTGTCTTCACTACCTTTATTGTTTTTAAGAACAATAATGTCTTCTATTTCTTGGTGCCAAATTGGAAAGTGTACTGTTGCTGATCCGCCTCGTACTCCGTTTTGGGTACAGCACTTAACAGTTGCTTCAAATTTTTTAAGAAAAGGAATAACACCCGTATGTTGAACCTCACCGCCTCTAATACGAGAGTTGATACCTCGGATTCTTCCTGCGTTAATTCCGATGCCAGCCCTTTGGGCAACATAACGCCCAATAGCCATGTCACTACTAAAGATACTAGGTAAAGTATCGTCAACATCAACAAGGACACAACTAGCATACTGCTTAAGAGGGGTACGGACACCAGCCATAACAGGCGTTGGAATATTAATTTTAAATTGCGATATAGCGTCATAGTATTTTTTAACATAAGTCATCCTTTTGTTTTTTGGATAATTAGCAAACACCGTAGCAGAAATCATCATGTACATAAACTGTGGTGTTTCATATATCTCACCATTACTTCTATCTTGTACTAGATATTTGTCTATAACTTGTCTTAGACCAGCATATGTAAATGTGTAATCTCTTTCATGGTTTAGCCAGTTCTCCATTCTATCAATATCTCTTTTGTCATAGTTGTCTAATATAATTTTATCGTAAACACCTACCTTGATACACTTATTAATGTGTTCAAAAAAGTGTGGGTGATCCCATAATTTACCTATAACTGTTTTTCTCAAACTATAAAGTAATAACCTAGCAGCAACAAATTGATAGTTAGGAGTTTCAAGTGATATAAGATCAGCTGCTGATTTAATTAGAATTTTTTGAATATCATCTGTTGTAATACCATCGTAAAATTGTANNCCACTNTTCATTTCTACTTGTGATGAAGAAACACTTAATATGTCTTCACAAGCATATTCAACCATTTCATGTATTTTTTCAATGTTAAGAGGTTCTTTACCTCTGCCGTTTCTTTTATTGACTTGTATTGAATTG